AAAATAACATGAAAGATGTTCTGTTATCAATTATCACAGGTTTTGGATGCGGTGTCGTGTTCGCAGCATTCAAATTGCCAGTACCAGCACCACCAGTTTTTGCGGGAGTCGCAGGAATTATTGGTTTATGGATTGGCTATAAAACACTAACACAGATTATATCCTAGGAGGAATAATGAATAACTTATTAAACGATAAGGCAAAGGCAATGCTTGCATCATACGGACGATCTGTCCTTGGTTCAGTAATTGCACTTTACATGGCTGGCGTAACAGATCCAAAAGATCTTTGGGCTGCACTAGTTGCTGCTTTAGCACCAGTCGCATTGAGAGCACTAAATCCTAACGACAAAGCATTTGGCGTATTGCCAGATACAGGTGCCGTTTCGGATGCACTTAGCAAGATTGTACCTGCTAAGAAGGCTCCAGCAAAGAAAAAGGCTGCTGCTAAAAAGAAGTAGTTAGTTAATTAGGAGAGGCGAATTTACTAAAATAGATTCGCCTTTCTTAATTTTTATAATGGAGAAGTATGGACTTTGTATATATATGTAAAGATGGAATAAACGAAGAATTGAAGTATTCAATTAGATCTGTCGTTGAAAGTTTTCCAGAAACAAACGTATGGGTTGTTGGCGGTAAGCCTGATTGGTATGTTGGCAATTACATAAAAGTAGAACAAAAAGAATCAAAGTATAAAAATGCTGTAAAAAATTTAGAAACAATTTGTTTTTCACAAGAAATATCAGAATCATTTATCTTAATGAATGATGACTTTTATATTATTAAAAAAATAGACAGAATAGAAAATTTTCACAGTGGTTTTCTATTAGATAAGATAAACCTATACCAAAAATTAAATGGCAACTCTCAATACACCAGAAAACTTTCAGGCACATATAAAAAACTTAAAGCGTTGGGATTTGAGAACCCACTAGACTATGAACTACACGTTCCAATGATTATGGAAAAAGAAAAATTAAAGATAGTCTTAGAACTTTTAGATCAATTCCTATGGAGATCAATATATGGAAACAAGTTTAATGTCGGTGGCACACAAATGGAAGACGTTAAGGTTTACAATTCTGGACCATTAGTTCTTAAGTCTTATAATTTAAACATAGATGATCATACATATTTGTCTAGTGCAGACAGTTCATTTAATAGTATATTTAATAAAATACTTAAAGACAAGTTTAACAAAAAAACTAAATTTGAGCAATAAGTTCTAGGTATTTATCTTTTAATACTGTTGGTGCAAAGTTATTAAACCCTAAATCGTAAGCCTGTTCTTTATAGTTAGTTTTATCATTGATAGACATATACTTATCAATTGTTTGTGCTAACAAAACATTGTTTGCTTCAAACAAATTAATTCTAACCTTTGTTCTAATGCTTCCTATAGAGTCTGACTCAATCAGCCAATCTTGTGGCAAGATCTGGTTATTGGGTGAAACATTTGTCATAAAAACGGGGAGGCCAGAAAGCAAAGCCTCATTCATTGGTAAACATAGTCCTGCATATCGTCTTGGTAATACCATAGCGTCAAAGCCATTATACAGATCTTCCCTGTTTTCTGGATTGCCAATTTCAATTTTTAGTCTTGAGTCTGTTACATTTGTTACTATTTCACTTTGACTTCTAATAACTAATTCATAATCAGCCTTAGAGTGTTTTAACATATTTATTACAGTTTCAGTGCCGTTTCTATCTTTGGCTGCTTTCTTGCCAGCAATGTGTAATAGTCTATTGTGTGATTTAAAAATGTTATTATTTTTTACAGTTGTAAATAACTCAGGAGTAGTGGGTGGCGGAAGATGAACTACCTTTGTCCTATCTCCAAACATGCTTTGAATTGTTTCAATTTGCCATAAACTAGGCGATAACAATACGGTTGGTAAAGGTAGTTCTGGGTTTGACAGGTGACCAAACAATTCATAATTATACTGAAGAATAGTTTTTACACCACGTCTATTTGCAAACCTTACAAAATTTTGATCATAAAAGGTTTCACAACTTAATACAACATCTACATCTCCTAAAAACATTTTTATTTGTTGAACAGACGGAAAACCTTGTGTCTTAATACAACTATATTGGTCATACCAGTGTGGATGTTGTTTGTTATTATTAAACGGGGTAGAGTCAATTAAAAGAATCTTATCAGGGTTAAGCATATTAACTAACTCTTTAGTTTGATTACCAAGGCCAGTATTATCTGATCTTGCTATGATTCCTAGTCTCATTCTTTATACCCCCAAGTTTGATCATCGGAAGTATACTTTCTTCCGCCTTGGCGACCATCTAGATGATAAGAGCGTTTAATGCTTCCCTCTGGATGATAAATCCAAAGTTTATGCATCTCCCAACCTTCTTGATTAAATACCTCATACGGAGAGATATCATCTTGAATTGCTCCATGAAATGTATCTTCTATAAAAAATTTATCTCTACATCTTGGTAGCACAATATCTTTGTAGTATTTTTTTCTACTTAGATGTGGTCGCTGACTCCATTGTATGGTTTTCATAAAGCCATCTTCTAGCCCAAACATCAGGTGTTCGTGATCTTTTGGTATAAATGATTCATAGTGAAAACGAATAGTGTTTGCCTTATTGTATTCAAACATATCCAAGCATTTATCCCAGTCTATTGGTGTATCTGGAGTCAAAGGAGCATCTCCTTCAACATAAAGCAAGAGCGGTGTTTTAACTTCAGTAATTGTTTGACGCATCATATTGGTTTGATGGCTATGCTCTTTAAATATAAAAGGTAGGATGTTCTTATCTTCATGCAAACACTTCCATAAAATGCGATTTTTATATTCATCGTAATCTTTTTTACGATTTTTTTGTTCTTCCCTAAGACCATCTATCTGCATGATAATTTCGTTGTCTGGAAAATGAACACGAATATCACTAATAGTTTGATCTATCATTTTTGTACTTGGGTGATCTAAAATTACAGAAGTAGCCATGACAATTGTTATATCTCTTTTATGCATTTACCTGCCTCATTAATTCATTAAACAAATCTCTTTTATATTTAATCCACCAACAAACTACTTGATGCATTTCAGATGTGTAGTTATTTAATAATTCAGGTAATAACTTGGGTAGGTTTTGCCAATTTTCAACAGTATTTATTGAGTGCTCACCTTGAAATAAAAAATTAAAAAAATCTGTGCGCTGCATTTTTGAATCTAGTTTATCTCCTATAGGCAAGCAAAGCATTTCAATTGCTTCATAGAATCTAAATGAATCAACAACCATTGCTCCACTAGGGCAAGGAACAATCTTTGACAAAAACATTTTGTCATAGTATTGTTTTGGTTTTAATCCTTCTGCAAAACCAGTAGTTGGATTATAAAAAGAGTTTGGTATATCAGGCATAACAGTTGCAAGTTCTTGCCTTCTTTGGTGTGTTATCTGTCCTGAAAAAAATACATCATACGATTTATCTTGATACTCTGGTAAATTACTTGATAAATGTTGTGGAACACCTAACGCTAATTTATTATATTGTGAATGTTTTCTGTGCGGGTATTGAATCCAAATCTCAATATTATTATGCTCTATCTTATCAACTTTAAAAGTAGCGCTTTCATCTCCAGTAATAAATAAAACTACCCTGCCTATCTTACTTAACTCTTCAGATATTTGATCTTCAAAATCTACATTTTGTGGTCCAGGAATGACAACAAAGGCTCTATCTACATTAGGCAAAGTTGTTACTCTGTCTGGTTTAATCTTGTTTTTATTAAAAAATTGTTTTAATAAACCGTAATCCCATTTATCAGCAGCACAGTCTTCTTGTTTAACTGAATAAAGGTATGCGTTAATATCACTCATAAAATAAGTGTACTTCATGTTGATAATCAAGCAATGTTTCTTTATATCCAAGCCCCCACAACCAAAATCTTAAATCATATAAGTATTCATTCCATTGTTGCATCATAAATTCTGGATGACCAGATAACCAGATCTTAGGCTTAAACTCCTTTAAAACGCCTTCTGCGCCCCTTAAAACACGTCCTTCGCTGCCTTCTACGTCTAAAGAAATTGCCGTAGGAGGCTTAATCCCATGATCATATACACAGGAATCTATCGTAATTTGACCATAGGTATCTCCTTCAAGGTATAGTTCTTTAAATCCATGTGCTGCTTCAATTTCTAAATTTGATTCTGGTGGAAACTCATTATAATAAATACGTGTAAGGTTATTGTTTTTGTCTGAAGCAAATCCAGGAATGCAAACTGTTGGATTTTTTAAATTATTTGCCTTCCAAATTAATGGATAGTGAGACCAAACCTTTGGATTTGGTTCAAATATTACAGTTTCTGCTCCCCAAATTTGACATAAAGCAACCATTTCTCCTTCTTCTCCACCAACATAATAAATAATATCATTAATGCTAAGATTGTCATGCATAGATTTTAATCTTTTTCTTTCCCAACCAATCTCTGTGTACCATTCTGGTCTATCAGCACGATGCTTTGGAAGTATCATTTCAAATTCTTCATTAAGGATAGCCTTAACCATTTCAGTCATCTTGCAACCAATCCATTAAAGATACTTTTGGCATCCATCCAGTTAAATCTTTAAACTTGGCATTAGACGCAAGAGTTTCTTGCATTTCACCAATTCTTTGCGGGATAAATTTAATATCATTTGAAATCATATTAGCAATATCAAGTATAGAATAATTACTTCCATACCCAATGTTATACACTTCCCCAAATCCATTTTCAACCTCAGATGCAAGAATGTTTGCTTGTATTACATCTGATATGTGAGTAAAATCTCTACGCTGAGACCCATCTCCAACTACTGTTAATGGCTTTGACTCATGGTATTGTTTTAAAAATAGTCCTATTACTGGTGCGTACTGACCCTTTAACGGTTGTCTATCTCCATAAACATTAAAATATCTAAGAGATATAGTTTTTAATCCATAAAGGTTATAATAAACTCTTGCAAGGTTTTCACCAAAAATTTTAGCAGCAGAGTATGGAGTTAGTGGATCAGGTGATTGTGTTTCCTGGTTTGGAAGCAAAGCCTTTTTACCATAAGAAGAGGATGTGCTTGAATAGATTAATCTATCTACTTTGTTAACCCTACAAAGTTCAAGAACATTGGCTGTTCCTACTGCGTTTGATTGAATAGATTTTTTAGGATTTAATATTGCTGGTTGTATTCTTGCATCAGATGCTACGTGAAATACGCAGTCAACATCTTTAAAGAGTGGTGCAATTAGGTCATA